AGGAACCTCGACCTCGTGGGACTGGTGGCCGACCTGGCACTCTATTTCATGGTGCTCAGTCTGCCGCAGAAGATGGGCTACGAAATCCGGAAGGAACAGTTTGAAAACGCCATCGCCTATCTGGAGAAAGTGCAGGCGGGAAAGGCGGTCATGAACCTGCCCGAACTGCAACCCACGGGCGAAGAAGGAGAACAGACCGGAGCTGGTATACGCTACGGCTCCGACAAACGTAACAATTATATCTGGTAACGACTATGGCAAAGAAACCGAAAATAGAATATCTCAACCGGATGAATGCTGCCGAAAGACGGCGCATCAAGGAAATGAGCGTCAAGCTCCAGCTGCTTACCGAAGCACTGACACGGCGCGACCTGGCCGACTGGCGGCGTGCATGGCAGATGGCCATTAACGTGGACAACCCGAACCGTACACGTCTGCTGAACCTTTATACCGATGTGGATGCCGACCTGCACCTGACCGGATGCGTGCAGCAGCGTATGGGATTCGTGCTGAACAAGAGTTTCAAGATCTGCGACGCGAAGGGTGTGGAGAATCCGGAACTGACGGAACTGCTGGAAGCTCCCTGGTTTAAGGAATTCCTGCGGTTAGCACTGGAAAGCAATTACTACGGTCATTCACTTATTGAACTGGGCGACGTGGTGGAAGTGGACGGGCGGATGGCCTACAACCGGGTCAGCCTGATTCCGCGTACCCACGTGATTCCCGAATACGGTGTCATCATCACCCACGAAAACGACACCTGGCAGGTGGGCTACGACTACCGGAACAGCGAGATGAAAGACTGGTGCATCGAAGCCGGAGGCACACATAATCTGGGTCTGTATCTGAAATGCGCCCAGCAGACCATCCCGAAAAAGAACATGTGTTCTTTCTGGGACATGTTCGGCGAAATCTTCGGCATGCCGCTCCGTGTGGCCACCACTACCAGCCGCAACCCGAAGGAATACGACCGTATCGAACGGATGCTGCGCGACATGGGAGCAGCCGCTTACGGCTTGTTCCCCGAAGGAACTACCGTCGACCTGAAGGAAAGCACCCGTGCCGATGCGTTCAATGTGTACGACAAACGCATCGATCGCTGTAACTCGGAAATATCGAAAGGAATCCTTACTGTGACCATGACCATGGAAGACGGGGCCAGCCTTTCGCAGAGCGAGGTGCACCGCAAGATGCTGGAAAACCTGATTCAGAAAGATGCTGACCTTATTCGTGATCTGGTGAACTGGCAGCTCATCCCTCGCATGATCCGTCACGGATTCCCGCTGAAAGGGTTCCGATTCGCATGGGATGAGTCGGTAGATTATACCCCCGAACAGCAGGTGGCCTACGAACGTCTGCTGCTGGAGCACTACGAAGTAGATCCGAAATACTTTGTCGACAAATACAACATCCCGCTGAAACGGAAGAAAGACACTTCCTCCATTGCGGTTCCGGATGTGAAGAAACCGGCACAGCGGAAGTCCGGAAAGGAAGAGCAGAAACTGGCATTGCCGGAAGGGGAACACGGTTTTTTCGACTAAGCCCCGACGATTACAAGGGGCTGCATCAGCGGTACGCCAAAATCTTGAAACTAGTGGATAGGGAAGAGAACGGAATGGAAAACGAAATAGAGTTCCCCGCCCTGGAAGCCGGATGGATGCTGCTCATGGGATGGCTTTATCAGCAGGCAGAAGTATCGCCCGAAAGCCTGACTGCCGAAGAGGTGCAGCGTTTCATCCGTACCCATTCCGATGTACTGGACGAAGCGGTAGACACCGCCCTGAAGGAAGTCCCGCTGGACGATATATCCGTGCAACGCCTGAAGGAATCGAACTACGTGTTCAGCGGCATCAAGACCTTCCACGAACTGAACGAGGTTTTCCCCTCCCTGCTGGATGAGGAAGGAAACCGCAAGCCGTTTAATCAGTTCTTAAATGATGTTCAAAAGGTGTATGACACCTACAACGTGCAGTATCTGCGTACGGAATACAACTTCGCCCAGGCTTCCGCACTGATGGCGGCACGATGGAAGAAATTTGAGCAGGAAGGCGACCGATATAACCTCCAGTACCGGACCATGTACGATAAACGGGTACGACGTACCCACCGGATGCTGCATAACATCACCCTGCCCATCGAAAGTCCGTTCTGGGACAAATATTTCCCGCCCAACGGATGGAACTGCCGCTGCACCGTGGTACAGGTGCGCAAGGACAAATACCCCGTGAGCAACGAGCAGGAAGCTATGAACCTGGGCAGTCAGGCTACCGCCGGAAAGTATCAGGAAATGTTCATGTTCAACCCCGGCAAGCGGATGACAACCTTCCCGGCATACAACGGCTACACCCTGCGCAAATGTAACCGGTGCGAAGTACGCCCCGACAAGATGAAACTGGCTGCTGACATTCCGGACAATGAGGTATGCCAGGCGTGCAGGCTGCTTCAGGAAATGCGTGCCGGAAAAGAGCGGTTGCAGGAACAGCGTAAAGCTGTCCGTCAGTGGGCCAAAGAAAATCTGGTCGGCAAAACCGTGCTGGTGCAGGGAATACAGAATCCAGTGGAATTTACCTCAAACGGTATCAAGGAAGCATTGAACCAGCCCCACAAATTTGTAAGGGCAAAGAATGAAGCAGTCTATAATCTGATTAATCTGCTGAAAGATGCCGAACACGTTTTGGAACGTCCGGATGAAAAGGGGAATCCCATGGTCATGAAATATCATTACCTGCGCATCCGCATAGCCGATGAGGATTCCTTTGCCGTAATCAGGGAACTGGTGGACGGGAAGTGTCAGTTCTATTCCATCGTGGAGAAGCTGAAAAAAAGAAAAGAGAGCGACTGAAGCCTTTAGTGAAGGATCTGCAATCCAACCCAGTACCTCAAGTCACTCTCTCTCTTGCAAAGATACGATTAATTCATTAAAAAACAATGCATAATGGATAATAATAAGACAACGACAAAAAAAGAGACGAAGTTCAACGATTACGAAGGATTTGTTGAAAAATTCAAACCTAAAAAAACAACAGATGATTGCTACACACCTTCTTACATTTATGACGAAGTAATAGGATGGCTTATAGACAATGGACATATAGACAACACTCAGAAAATAGTACGCCCGTTCTGGCCTGGTGCAGATTATCAGGCAGCAGATTATCCGGACGGATGCGTGGTGGTAGACAATCCTCCATTCTCTATTTTGGCGAATATAAAGAGATGGTTTCAGGATAAAGGAATAAGATTCTTTCTGTTTGCTCCGCATCTCACACTGTTTGAAGCATATTCTCCTGAACATACATACATTGTTACCAATGCCAATATCATGTATGAAAACGGCGCGACAGTTTCAACCGATTTTGTCACTAACATACCCTCATTTTCAGGATGTGGAATTATGTGCGCATCTTCTCTTAGAGAGCGTATAATTCAAGTTCAAAATAAGCAAACGAAAAAGTTGAAAAAACCCAAGTATGCTTATCCTGACAATTTGATTACCACGTCTGTTATTGCCTCATTGCTGAAAGGAGGAAAAGACATTGTCATACCACATGCTGAACTTTCATACACAAGAAGGCTGGATGACCAGATTCACACAAAAAAATCAATATACGGTAATGGATTCCTCTGCTCGAACAGGATAGCACAACTCATTAAAACCGAAAAAGAATACGCATACATCACAGACATAGAAAATAAAAAAGCCGAATGTATTGAAAAGGAAAAACAAACTATCCGGTTTTCTCTTTCTGAACGTGAAAAGGAATTGATAGAATCTTTATCTGATGAATGAAAGCAAAAAAATAACAAACGACCTCCAGCGGCGCATCAACCTACTGGTAAGGGAGACGCTGAAGGACATACGGACGGAAGCTTTGGATGAATTCGACCGGAACTTTGAGCGGGAAGCCTTCTTCAATGAGAAGTGGGCACGGCGTAAATACAACGATGATGAGAGTCGTGGACTGCTTGTCCAGACTGGAAACCTGCGACGTAGCATCACGGGACGCATCACCAGCCGCGACAGCGTGGTGATTGAAACCACCGAACCGTATGCCCGGATACACAACGAAGGAGGCACCATCACCGTAACACGGAAGATGAAGGCTTATTTCTGGTACCGCTATCAGACCGTGACCGGTGGAAAGGCTGCCAACGGATTCAGCAACAACCTGCAACGAAAGAAAAACGGCGCACCGCGCAACAACAAGCGGAACCGTGCCCTTACCGCCGAAGCGGAGTTCTACCGCGCCATGGCCATGAAAAAGGCAGGCAGCAAAATCACCATACCCCGACGGCAGTTCATCGGCAACCATCCCGACCTGGAAAAACTGCTGAAAGAAATCTTTTACAATAACGCTAAAAACTTTGACACACTATGAGAAGAATGCTTTATCTCGGCCTGACCGAAGCTCTGAAAGAACTGAAAGACGACGGCGGACAGCCGCTTATCCGACACATAGACCTGTGGAACGAGCAGGTGGAATTCATCGAGCAGGAAGAACCGTTCGACACCCCGGCGGTGTTTATCGAATTCCGGCCCGTACAGTGGCGCACGCTGGGAGGAACCACCCAGCAGGCAGACGTTCCGTTCCGGCTGCATGTGGTCACGAAATGGAAAGGAAGTGCAAGGGACGGAAGCATGTTTCAGGAAGAATCGCTGAAACGCTTCGATTTGCTGGACAAGATTGATGCGCACCTGTTCAACTTCTTTCTGTCTGCCCGGAATGAATCTGTCTGCATGACCCGACGCACGGGCAGCAGCACCAACCATAACCACGAGGAGCTGGTGGAAGACATCAGCGATTTCACCTGTCAGGTCACACAGACCTATTAGAAAAGCGTCAGCTGCCGTTCTGCCTGGGCGATGCGTTCCGTCACGCGCGGATCGGCGCTGGCATTGATGATGTTATAGAAAGTCTTTTCGCAGATGCGGTACTTCGGCCAGATGTAACGACGAAGGATTTCCCGGTTCGAAAGCCCGCTCCGTGCATGCTCATCGTAAATGCGTACTATTTCCTGCACGCGGAAAGCATAGCTCATTCCCACTATTTTCTGACGGCTGTTCTTTACCATATCATCCTGCTGACTTTATCGCAAAAGTACAAAAAAAAGCGGACATTATCTTATTCATATATTGAATTGCACTATTAAAAAGGCCAGTATATTCTTATACTCTTACAGCGGGCAAGCTATATGTAATCTTTAGGGGAGGGCTTTAGAAACAGAAATTCCCGGCATTCAGTATTGAGTGTCGGGAATTTATTGTTTCAGTCTTCAATATATTTGTCATTTTTAAGCAGTTCAGACATCATTCTATCTCGATAAGCTTTGCTTTGATAATTGCCATCAAATTTTTTCCATGATCTAGGATTAGACTTACTCTTATACTTTATATGAGGTGATGGCGTATCCATTCTTCTTAAAATAACATAATCGTCTTTACATAACTTTTCTTGGTCGTTTGCGTCCATAGCTTAATATTTTAAATTACTTTTTATTGTATAAGTACCTTCTTCGCAAGACTCTATTCTCATTTCAACCTCACTCATTACATCTTCCAGAATCTCCAGTGCGCCTTGATTGGTAAAGTCTGAAAGAACTTGATCGATAAAGTCCATTATTTGTTGTTTTTCGTTCATATTACTCAAATACCATTTGTTTACCGTAAATCTTCGCCACTTCGTATTCTGCCTGACATCCTTTGCTGTCTTGCCATCCACGGCAGAAATATACTGCATCACATTCCAAAAGAGCCTGAATGTCTTTCCCCAAGTGTTCCGCATAAGATGCGTTAGAATCTGGCGACGCATCAAAAGGAATTACTGGATCAAATCCTTTTTGTCGTAATTCTTTTTGTCTTACTTCCGCACGTAACTTTGCTAAGTTTTCATGTCCTGTAATTGGGAGAGAAATGTATACTTTCTTTTGATTTTTTTCTTTCATAAATCGATAATCTCAATTTTTAAACTGTTCTTTAAATCACACATCATGTCGATTGTGTCATTGTTTTCCACATCGAAGCAGATGCCCAGGTATTCCGGGTTCTGCTTCGAACGCTGCACCTTCAAGTCGCATGGGCGGCTGTGCTTGATCCAAACGAACATGAACTGACTGATTATGCTGTAATGGACTTTCGCCGCCACCCTGCGAGGCTTGAACAGATCAAGGTTCTGGTTCTGCATAGGGTTCAATCTGTTTGATTACTGTTCCGCTGAGCCAGATACGTCCGCTGCCCTGACATTGCGGACATACTTTCTGTTCTGGGTACTCATGCCGAAAATCTTTTTCTGCATAAACGGTAACTGTGCCGGTTCCTCCGCACTGGCGGCAGAGGCATACGCGGCGATGGATATAGGTCTTTTCTGTTTTCATCTTCTGTCTGCATTTTCAAATTCGGGTTTCACATCGGGTTCCGCTTCGTAAGGATACACGTCCATAATGGAGGTTTCCTGTACAGAGGCTATCACGTAGTCGGCCAAAGTGTCTTTCATACCTTCATCCAGCTTCTTGATGGCATCGCGAAGGTCGGAAGCCTGTACCAGCACATTAAAGGAGGTACGCTTTTCTGCTCCGCTCTTTTCGTCGAGTGTGATAAACCAAAGTTTGCACTTATACCAGATACAGGCAGACTCCTCTTCGCTTGGGAACAGTTCGTTGTAGTTTGCTTTAGCAACTCCAGCCACTTCGAACTCGCCGCTGATAAACGGTGTCATTTCTTCGATAATACGGCTTTCGGCTTCTGTGAAGCTGAGAGCGTCTACCAGATAGGGTTCTGTTACTTTTTTCTGCATTCCGTTTTCCATTGTTTTCTCATAACGGATTTTGCATGTAAACCAATTGTGCATCATAAATCTTCTATTTTTGTTGATTGTTTAAATATTACGTTAGTGTGATCTCTTCTCGAATCGTCCATACATTCAAGTCCTTTCCCGTAGCAGCTTATGGCGTGCTCAAAAAACCAGCATCCGTTGCAAGGGTCTTCCGGGTCTTTCACCTCGACTACTTCGAGAGCATGTCCGTTCCAGGTGAACGTTTCTCCTAATTCGTGCTCCATGAGTCTTTTATTTTTTTTGATTAGTTCATTCCATCCTTTCCGCGCCATTCGTGGTTCCATCCAGCAGAGCCAGCCAAGTATTCCGAATATTTTTCCTGTAAAATTCAGAATGAATCCAAGGATAACCAGCGGCCCTATAATGACAGAAAAGGCTGTGAAAAGAATGATTTGTGTACGTTTATTCATTATTCGATGTAATAAGATGTTATTACCAGATTGCTTCGCATTACTATCAGAGATAACCGGTTATTGTCTTCTCCGAGCAATACACGAATGGAAGCCCGGCGTGCGTGTTCCTCATCTTTCAGATTCTCTATACACCCTTCCATAATCATTTTCAGGCGAAGGAATTCATCACGGGTTGGTTCCAGCTCTCTGTCCTGAGTTACACGGGTCATGTACTCGTGCAGCTTTTTCATCCAGCGCGGCCATTTGTCGCGCCGGATGTTTGTTTTAAAAGTAAGTTCAGCCATAATTCTTTTTCTTCCATCCATTAAGTTGATAAACCTTATCCCGTGCTGCCTCTTTGGAACGGCACTCCGCAATGGGAGTGCCTATACACGTAGAATCCGTGTATTCATTACGATACACAATCCAAAGATTACCGCGACGGAGATAACTGTACTTAGGCCGTTTGGACCGCATCGCTTTCTTTTTTCGGTTCCACATAGAAAGATTCGTCCTGCACTACCTCTACGCCGATGTTCGCAAACTGTTCAGCAACTTCCGGAACGTCACGATCTGCCAGCAGCTTATCCTTTGCCAGTTCCTCCGTAGTGCGAATGTATTGCGGAAGGAACTCTTTACATAAGTTTGTTACGGCTGCCCAGGTGAAGCCTTTCCGGTTCTTCAGTTTCGGATTACCTGTTCGGAATCCGATAATGCCATGTGCCGATTCCAGACTTTTCTTTTTGCTGAACAGCGTGTCCTTATTCTCAGTTGCATAGGTCTGCATCACTTCGAATGAGCGGTCTTTCGTTTCGTTCAGTTCCGCCAGCTGGTCAGCATACTTCTCACGGATCTTTGTCATTTCCTGATCCATCTTAGCGGTAAGTGACTGCGCTTTCGCATCGGCCATGGCGAAATCGGCAAATGCCTGTTCGTACTGTTCGCGGCTTACTCCGCTGATTACTGTTTTCTTTGTTCTTTTTGCCATCTTAATTAAGTTTTAATTGTTATTTAAATTCTGTATAGCATAAACGTATTTTTGCATCTGGATTAAGGGCTTGTACTATCCTTCTTAAATTCGTGATAGAGTTTGTCCGCCAACATATGCGGATACTTTTACTTGGCTTGTCAGAATAGTAATAAAGAATTCTCCATACAATATATTTCTTTCTGTTACTCATCTTTCATATCCTCCATTGCTGCCATATCATATTCCATCTTAAGTGCTTCGTCTGCCTGCTGTCCGCAGAAGTTTTCCAATTCCCGCAAAATGAGTACCTGATCGGTGAAATCAAACTTCTGCATGCGGCTCATAATGTCATTCTGGATTTGTTCGATTGTCTGTTCCATTTTCCTCCTGCCTTTCTGCTACCGTTATGCGGTGCTCTTTTACAACTTTACTTTTATCAATTTCCTTTTTTGAATAGAATATCCGCTGTCCGTCCTTATAGCCAGTCAGAAATCCTCTGTCTGCCCATCGCTTTATGGTAGTCTTTCCGCAGCCGATGTATCTGCACGCATCAGCCTGCGACATCAGGTCCTCCGGATCGGCTTCCGAAACCAGTTTGCGGCTTATACGATTAATCTGTGATTTAAGTCCAAGCTTTCTCTCTACACGCTCCAGACGTTTCAATAAATTATTGTATTCCTTGCGTGATAGCGTAATATTTTCATCCTGCTCCTCCTCTTCTTCCGGTTCATCTTCCAGATCCGGACAGATAGAACTGAGACCGATCTTTCCTGCGAGGAACTGGGCTGCATCCCGTGCGGCATAAAACAGATTTTCGTTTCGTTCGTCTTCCGGCACGTCACGTACATATTCATTGAATACCCATGTTTCGCTACGCTTCATTTCCAGGACTTCCACCTGTATTCGGCTCGCTGCGTCTGTATAAGCCTTCAAGTGCTCTATTGCCCGATTTATTTCTGATTGTTTTCTCATTTCTCCTCCTTTCTTGCCATTGCCTCAAACTGTCGTTTCACTTCTTTTAGTTCTGCCAGCGACATTTCCGTCAGGTTCTTGCGGAATTTGCTGCGTGTGCGGCAGAACTGGTTTATCTTCGCTTTGTTCATTTCAAAATCCTCCGGTGTTTCGTTCGTATAGTTACGGTTCAGGCAGGAAATACGAAACGAAAGGGAGAATATCTGTTTCACTAGGGCACGCGCCTCCTTGCGAACGCGGTCGGCTGACTCCTTGTTGAAGCGGCTAAGAAGCAGTGCGGCTTCTTCTTTGGTTAGCCCTGCAGTGCTGTCGGTGCGGCCAGAAGTAAACTGGCTGATAAACCCGTGACGGTCTTCTTCACTGAACCCCATCTTGTGAAACTGGGCTTGCAGTGCCTTGATCTGCTGCGGGGTTACGGGGCGTTCTTTCATTGTTGTTTTCATGATTGTATGTGTTAGATTATTCTTCTCCGTGATATTGCCGGGCTTTCTCCGGCACAATGTCATAGTAACCGACGGGACCGATAAACCGACCCTTGGAAAATGCCCTGAAGCCTTCCACATAGATTTTTAGGCTGGCATCGTACATCACTCCTTTGGCAGCGCGTCCGTTGGGTAACTGGCCTTCTGCGTGGCTGATAAAGATGAGCAGCTTTCGCTTGTGTCTTTCCTTGAAATCAATGTACTGTCGGTAAGTCATTCGGGTGTACTGGAAAGAGTCAATTACCACGATATCGGGGCTTTTCTGTCGGCAAAGTCGGATGCTGAGTTCATCCATATCCTCGTTATCGATAAGCAGGAACTTCTTATTAACTTCCATCATTCCTGTACGCCTGATGGCATCCTGCATGGTGCGGCAGGCTCCTTCCTCCATGCTGTCGTAAGCCACACGGCCAAACCGACACAAATACTTACAGAGCTGGAGGGCAAAACTGGTCTTTCCGCTACCGGAGTTTCCCCAGATAATCCAGACTCCTCTGCGCTCCGGAGTGCCAAAAGCATCATACCAGGGACCATCGAACTGCATTACATCGAATTTCATGGACAGAAGCTCACGGACACCTTTTGCGTTGCGGTCGAAAGTAAACTTCTTGCGTGGGGGCGGTGTAGTTTCCTCTCTATTCATTGTTGCCTCCTTTCTTCAGGCGGGCTTCAATCATTCTCTTCTGTCGGTGAATGCATCGTTTCACGCGGCGAAGGTCGTTATCGCTTCGCTTGGCATCCTTCAGCACCTCTTCTATATCGGCACGGTCGGTCAAGTTGTTGGCCTGACAGATAGCGTAGATGTCATTCTGATCAGTTGGTGAAACATCAAAGAAACGTCGTCCGATGCGGCTGTTGATTTCCTTGTAACCTTTCTTGTTATATCGAAGTCCAGATTCCATACGGCGCTTGATATAGTCCGTGCTAAGGAATACAATCCCTGAGTGTCCTTCAAGACGATTGTATATACTGATAAAGTAATTAAATACACTGTCTGTCAGCTTGTCGCCTTCATCGAACACTAGCAGCGGGTTACCAAGGAAAGAAATCATGCTGATGGCATTCTCCAGCATGTCACGAAGGTTAGTCGTGTCGGTAGGTGCGCCTACCTGCTTGGCTATCTCACGCACAAAGTCGCTCCGGCGCATATCTTCCGAACAAAGTATGTAGAACACATTGCGGTGCGTACGGCGATATTCGATGGCTGCCGTAGTCTTACCGCATCCGGCATCTCCCACAACCCATGTCACGTTCTTGTATGCCTGTGCGTCGGTCAGCGCATAAGTAATTTCCTTGAAAGTCTTTCCCTCGTGCAGCGTCCAGGAATCAAACGCAAATCCAATCTGAACCGCGATACGTGTAAACATATCGTCGCTGATCAGTTCGTATTTCCCGTTACAAAGCTGACTCACCGTGGCTGCACTTACGCTCTGAAGACTTTCTGCCGCACGGTTGCGGGTCGGGTAATTTTCACAATAAGCAATCAGTGCGCTGCGCACCTGTTCTTTCATTTCTGTTGTTAATCCTTTCATTGTTTAATAGGTATTTAAGTATCGTTTAATCAATCAGTTAGAATTTTCCCAAACTATCCAGTTCATCGAACGTAGTGTTCGATACTTTCTTTGTCCAGTCACCGGCTGATGCGAAAGTCAGCGGTTCGTCTGCCAGTACAGGCTCTTCCGGAATGTCCGTGTCGGGCATCTGTACCGGAGCTTCCAGTGTGCCTTTCTTCATTTCCTCGCGGTACCCGTCAAGCTGCTTTTCGCTCACCGCAACCGGACGCGGAATGCGGAGCTGGGTGTATGCCTCGCTCATGGCTTCCTCCATGAAAAGGTCTTCCTGTGCGATGTGCATGGCTGCACGTGTGCGGCGGTTGGCATCCAGCTGCGCAAACAGATAAGCGTTTTCCTCGTCGGTTCGTTCCTGAGTGGCACGGTGAATGGTGACTTTCGGTGTAGCTATTGCCGCATACTTAGCTCCCGTGTCAGTCACCGCCCAAAGTTCGATGCGGGTCATATCCTCTGGATCGTAGCGATATAGGAACTGACGGCCCACGTTCTGAAGGTGGAAGTTCATATCCACCAGCCCGTCGTCTCCATACACCATGTAGCTGTATTCCTGCTTGTTCATGCGGAAGTTGAAGCCTTCCTTGGTGTATTGCACCGCAGCCTGAGAGAAGAGCATAAAGATTTCATGTGCTTCGTATTCATCCAGTGCCTGTGCCTGCGGGTTCTCTATGGCTGTCTGCATTTCCAAACGAGTCATGCCGGTAGGACTGGTAGGATGCTGCATCGAGTTCCATTCTTCGCGGCAGTCGGCATACTGCTGTTTCAGTTCCTCCAATGTGGGCAGGCGGTCGATGTTTGACATGACCATGTCGATGTTCGCACGGCTAGACAACTTCTTTGCCGTAATGTTCTGTCCGGTGAAGTTGTAAAGCTTGTGAAGTACCTGCTGCTGGAATCGTCCGAAAGCGGACTCGATGGATTTGGACTGACCGTTGTGCGGCATCGTGGTCTTGTGCAAGTGACAGAGTTTCTTGAAGAATCCCTGCGAAGCCAGCTTCTTGTGTCCTCCCTGATTATCGGTTACAATCTCATAAGGCTTCACCTTCCAGGTCTGGAGTGCCATGCGGTACGCCATGTACTGGTTGTAAAAGTTCTCGCCGTCACCGATATAGTAACCAAGGAACAGTTCCGTACAGGCATCCATCACTTCGTACACATCGGTGGTTCGTGCCACCCATCGTTTCTGCCGTTCGTCGTACGCACGGTAGTAGAGGTTTATCTTCGTACCATCGGAGTACCACAACGAGTTCGGCATGGACGGAAGAACTGTATCGAAGGTAGGCATATACTTGTTCTTGAATTCCCTTTCGCCATTTACTGCGGCATACCACCACACCATCACCGCCGGATCGTTCAGATACGTGTGCATCGTGGTAGGACTCTTGATGGTCTTCAGTCCGCGAAGCACTGCCTGACGGTTGTATTCTTCAAAGAGCTGCATATCGGTGTAGACCGGGAACTTGCTCCGGCGAAGCTTCAGCAGAAGAGCACCTTCGGCCTTACCAATGCGGCGGGCCGCACTGTTACCCAGATTACCGCTAACCAGCACCACATATCCCTCACGCTTGTAAGCATTGAACTTTTCGCGAAGACGGGCCGGATTCTTCGGCAGGGTGTGACCTGTAATCTCTCGCAGACGTTCACAGCATATCTGTACGCTGCTCCATGTCTCCGCGCGTCGGGTAAAACCACCTTTGGCATGTTCTACTTTTCGTGCCTTTTCTGTGCGCTCCATTTCGTTCATCACCTGAGCATTCAATATGTATTCCAGTTGTCTGGATGGCTCGATACGCGGTTCAAACTCCTTGAAGAAGCGTACCGCCTCGGCATCGAACCGAATCTGTGTGTTGATGTACTTTTCCTGCTCACGCTGTTTCATTTCCTCGTATGCATTCTTAAATGTGTCATCGTATGCTGCACGGAGCCGTTCCGGCATGGAGCGGTAGGCGATCAGAGCCTCGCGTCCGTTACCTCCCCGCTGGAGGAGGGTAAGCTTGCCTTCACGAATGTATTTCTTATAGGTGGGCTGGCTGATAAGTCCGCTCCCCACAAGCTCCGTAAAGCTGAC